ATCGATGATAGCATCTCTCAAGGTTTGTTTTACTTTTTCTTGTTCCACAGCTACTCTAGCAGAGTATTGTTCAACATAACTTTTGTTAGTTTTGGAAAATTTAGTTTCTGTCACATCTAATTTATCCTTTAAAGATTTAGCATAGTCTAAAGCTGCTTTTTCTCTTCTTTCGGATTCCCTTACTTTAAAAGTTAATTTATTGATTCGTTTTTTAACTGATTCTGATACAGAAGTTAAATCATCTACTTTTTTAGTATTAGTATCCTCTGTTTCTTCAACAGAAATATTTTCAATACCTGCTGCTTTAGGTTCTGTGTATCCTAAATCAACTTCTTCTTTTGGTAAATCAGTTTCTTTTTCTTCTATATTTGATTCTTCTACTTGAACCGATTGTTCGTCAACTCCATCCGTATCTAATTCTACGGAATTATCTTTTTGATAGTCACTTTTTTCTAACATTTTGTAGCTCCTGTTTTGCGTATGGTTTAGTATTGATGCAAGATGTCCTCTGGGTTATTAATTCTAGCTATGATTTCGTCATCATTTAGAATACGAACTTCTCCACCATCTATTTTAAATCTTGAACCTGCATATCTTCCAAAGATTACCCAATCTCCTTTAGAACACCATGGTCCGTCTGGAAATTTATCTTTGTCCTTGTAAGCAAGATCACCAACTTTTAATACGTATGCGCATACGGTTGTCATTTGTATTGTTTCGCTGGCTGTGTCTGTAAGAATAATCCCACCTTTAGTTTTCTTTCTTCCAGCGTAAGGTAACACTAAAAGTCTCCACCCTGTTGGGGCAGGAAGTTTTTCTAAAAGATCTTGATTGTTAGATACTGAGTCAGCATCTAATACTGTTTGGATTTCTTCTTTTTCCTTATAAGCGTCTAGCAACGCCTCTGTTTTTTTAGGTACTTCTTTCGAAGCCTCTAAGTTCTCCTTCATTTAATCGCTCCTGTTTGAACTGCAGGTCTTTAAGATCCTGAAGCAAAGACTCTAAGCCTTTGATTTGTCCTCTAATATAGTGAAGTTGTTCCATATTGTCAACAGAGTACACTAAGTTGTCTTTAAGCGATTCTATTCTCTTCTCGGCAGTTCTACGGACTACTCCGTAATCAATACCGAAACTATCTTCGTCATCCATAAAAATGTTTTATAGTGTTTACTTGTTATTGTAAATAGATTTAATTTTACCTTGAGCCAAAAGTTTTTTACGGTCTCCTTTAGTCAGCTGTGTAAACTGTATAGGCTGTATAGGCTGTTCCAACACTAAAGGCACTTGTTTTGAAGGGGTAAACAGTTTTTTAATCCACTTCCACATTATTGACACGATAAACACTCGTCAGAATTTTTGTCTAAGTCTTCCAGTGTTTCTTTTCTATTAGGTTTACATTTATCACAAAAGAATTGATTGTCTGTTACAAAATAATCTTCTGCACATTTACTACATTTATTAGTTTGTGGTTGTCCCATTTTTATTTTCCCTTTTTAGTATTGATTATATCAGTAGCTTTAATTCCGTAAATAGCTGCTACCACAGAAACCCAAAGTCCTGTGATCCACCAAGGCATTCCATCTAATTTCTCAAAATACAAATTTAATTTTTGTTCCATCTCAGGATCTTCTGCAAATACAGAATATCCTAACAAAAATAGAGGACTTGAAAGCACTAATAAAACAAATTCGTCTTTCCAGTCACCTTTTTGATTATCCATTATTTTACCAGAGTATTCAATATCTCCGCGTTTCATTTTTTCGGCGTGAAATAATTGAGCTTCTGACATAGCAATTTTAGTTGCTTGTCTATTTTTGTAAATTGACGCTCCTGTTTTAAATAGAGTAGGTAAAAGACTCCACATAATTATATTAACTTTTTTGTTTTTTGTTTTTAACTTTTTTTAACGGAACATAAATACCCTGGGGATTCGGTCCTCTCAAAGGGGGAGGACCAGATCTCTTGCCAGAAATTTTGTACCCCATAGATAAAATTACTTTTTCTTTTTAGCTAACATGCTTAGTAAACCTAACGCGCCTGCTCCCATTACTTTTTTGTTCCTCATGCCTGCGTCCATTAATACACCTAAGCTAGCTTTTTTAACTTTATATTTTTTGCCTGGTTTTAGTTTTTCGTCTTGTAAACCTGAACCACCGACAACGGCACCTTTGCCTTTAATAGCTGCTCCACCGATTTTCATTTTCTTCATATCGCCGCCATATCTTTTAGTATTTATTCCTGCTTCCATAGCTTTCATTTTTTTACCCATTCCAGCGTATTTTGCGTTTGATTTTATTCCTTCCAAACTCGAAAGAGTTTTTCTCGCCATTTTTATATCAGATGTAGTTACTCTATCTATACCTTTATTTTTTTTTGCAAGAGTATATGCCGCTCCATCTAAGGTGTATCTTTGTCCATCTTTACCTCTCGTTCCTTTAATATTTCTAAATACATCTTTTGCCATTCCACCCACGTCCATTTTCTTCATAGCGCCGCCGTATCTTTTCTTCTTAAGTTTACCTAATTCGTAGCCAACTGCAGATCCAGTTGCGCCTATACCAGCTTTGCTAGTTACAGCGTCTTTAAGAGCGTTATGAGCTTTAAGAATTCCTTTTTTAACTTTATCTTTAGCAGATGTTTTTAGTGTAGAAGTCATAGGATATGCACCTACTGTACTAAAAAACTTATTAAGTTTTGGAACAGCTTTAACAGCAAGTTTACTTGGAACACCTAGTACTGCGCTCATTCCTTTTAATTTTTTTAAATCATCTTGCATTGGATTAATGGAAAGAGTTGGTTTTCCCACTCCTAATGCTTTGTATTTTTCACCTAGTCCGTATTTTTTTCCTGCCATTTTATTTCTCCTGTTGTTTTTTGGCTTTGTTAGCAGCCATTGTCATTTTTTCTCTCGCGACTTCCATTCGTTCATCGGATTGTTCGTCTTGAGTCTCTAATTTTAATTTATCAAAATCTAACCTATCTTCAAATTGTTCATCTTGATTTTCTATTCTCAGTATACCCTCTTCTGCACGTCTTTGCATGTCCATAGCCTTCAAATCTAACTCTCTTTGTTTCAACATGATTAAAGGATCTTGTTTAGATTGCTGGTCTCCAGCTGCTTCTGATTGAGCCAACTCGGTGGTAATTTGAGCAATACGTTTAGCTACTTCAGAATTAAATAATTGCTGATATTGTTCTGGATTTTGTTGAGCCAACATCTGCATTTGTGGATTTTGTTGCATCATTTGATTTACTTCCATTTGAGCTTTGAAAGACACGTGTTGAGAGATATGTCCTTGCAATAAAGCATACACAGGAGGGTTTATTTGTACCATTCTTGTTCTAATAAACGCAGAATGTGCTGAAATGTGAGCATTATGGTCTTGCTCAGGGAATGCTTGAGGTATTTGCATCTGTAAAGCCTCTGCATTTTCGATTGCAGGGTCTTTTGGTACTGGTTTTACCTCTGCTTTTAATAAAGATGGTATTTGTTTAGTCCCTAAAGCCTCATATACACGTCTATATGCTTCATGTAAGTTGTGAAGTTGCGGATTAGACTGTGCAATTTGTAATTGAGTCTGCGCTAACGTCACTCTTTGACTCATAGAGAATATGTTAGGGTCTGCAACAGGTAAAATATCTACTTTATCATCAAAATCTAACACTTTAATGATACGCTCTGCACCATAAACTGCATAAGGATACTCAGGTGGTAGGTATTCTGCAATAACTTTAGATAACATTTTGAATTCTTGTCTCATAGCGTAGTAACAACGCTTATGAATAGCACTCATCACTCTAGAACCACGTTCTAGTAAAGCAATAGTAGTTCCGACTGCTGCTCCTTGATTTCCGTCTCCTACTTGAGTGTCTGCAATAGAAGCAAATCGTCTTCCTGCATCTACACAAAAACCCATAAGGTTGAATAGGGTCTGACTAGGTTCTTTGAAAGGTAATAATTGAAACTGATCTCGGATATTTCCTCCAGGGGCATCTACATCTCTAAATTCTCCTGGTTGAATAGGCTGATCGTCATCTCTGACTTTCATTCCTCTTGATTTAAATCCTGCGGGTAAGTTAGATAAGGT